GTGCATTGCGTAGCTCCCTAATTAACGATCTTACAACTAAGTCATAATCCGGTGAAACCTTCTTGTACTTTTGACACCAATATACAGCTAATTCCTCTATCACCTCAAGCCATTGCGAATGAAATCCTGGCCCGAAGGATGTATAGTCTTCATCTACTGTATCAGTGACTCCATCATGAAGTACAGTCCAGTCTGTTGAGTGTACGTTGATACCAACAGCAATTTTGTTACTTAATTTTGTTATAGACTCGAAAAACTCGCCCAGATAACGCCTCATATCTATTGAATGGTGAAGTGGAGCACCATTAATAAGTCGTGTATCTTTTCCAGGCTTTAGTAATTCGTCCTTTGGAAAGTCCATAAATACTGTTGGTGCCAAAATACCACTCTGTCTCAATTTGTTTTGCTCAATATAGTCATCATAGGCTATTTTATGAATTTTAACCTTAACTTCACCCTCTCGATCGACTTTAATTATGTCCTTTTTCTTATACCCGTTAGGATACTTGGTACACAATGGCCAACCAATAGCGGTATTCAGTTTCATAGAATTGAAATTAGTGCCGTCGATGCCCATAATGGCTGTCTCGATAGTTAAGGGATGCGCTGTTGTTATGCGCATTGGGGGAGAACTATCACATATTCGCTCCTTTAGGTAGTCACATATCTGCCTCTTCAGTTGAACATCAATTGCTTGGGGTCGCTTAAATTGCTTTTGGCACCCCTTCATAACAATATCGTACCCAGTCATTGCTCCAGTTGCCTCCATCTTTTGTGGGGCAGGAAAACGAGATGGCTCGGACAATTCACCATGAATAATCGATGGCTCTAATGAAGTTTTCCCTGAATATGTGACTGCTATTGGAGCTTTCCCAATCGGAACAAAGTCCCCTTCCAGAGGTACTTCACACATAACGCTCCCTCCTTCTACACTTGGAACGCTTGGTTTCATTTTCATGTCAAATTCTGTTGCTCCACAAACTCTCAAAGCCTCAACTAATTGCTCACGCGTAATACCAGCAGCATAGGATTTATTATCTAAAACCTGAGCCGCTACTATCAAACCACAAACAACATCATTTGACATCAAAATGCTACCACACTTATGTGGAATACCTCTGGTAGGTAAACTAAAACCAATCATTTGTGTTCTCATCCTACCAAGATTTTGGTTAGAGTACTCAATCATATCGTAATAGGGTTCAATTATTGTTTCCAAATATTGAACACTTGTATCAACTGGCTTTATTAATACACTTTCTGCTTTGATTGCTGGGGCTTCTCTCTCTCTACAAAAGAAGTTGACTATATTTCTGGCTGCTGGGAGTCCAGAGAATTTCACTATTGCTAGATCTATTCCCTGAGCGTCACATACAATTTGTGCAGCCTGAAGTTCAACGCCTTTGAAGTGAACAGAGTTACTCCAGACACCATTTGTTAGGATGGAAACTGAAATATCGCCAGGTTCTACTAAGATATGATAAGGTACCAATATAAAATCGTGGCACACACGAACCCCAAATACAGTCATTGTTGGTTTTTCGACTTTACAAAAGCTATGCTGAAGTATAGCCATTTTCTCGTGTCCGGTTGCACTCATAATAATTGGTTTAGCCTGTGGTTTTGCAAACTTAAGGGTTGGTTGTTTGACTTTATCCGTACGACGTATATCGCCTGATTGACTAGCCGTAGCATTAAGACTTGTAAATGTTCTAATTAGTGTGTAGGTGGCATAACCAGCTGCTACTAAAAGCCCTACATACACTATTTTCTCTACAACATATACAACATCTGAAGCTGAGGCAGTAACCTGCGGTATATACTTCTTATAAAATGGTTCTTTAACTCCACGATAGTATAAGAAAGTCATAACAACATCTGATCTTATTATTCCCTCACGTTCTAAAAGTTCATTAAGAAACTCCACTTTCACACTATCTTTCTTAAGTTTTAATAATGAGTTGTGAACAAAGACTGTAATGACTTCACTATCCATGATGAAGCCCTTATAGTCTCTCTCCACACTTGCAGTACATTTTGGAGTTCGAAAACCCATTGGCACATGTCCATCTGGGAAAACTCGCTCGTCTATATCAGCTGTTTTAATGAACTCAAGATGTTTGAATATACTAATGCCACAGGTCGCTGGAAGAACAACCTTGTAGTATCGAGTATTTGGGGAGTGACCAGCCAGCTGTTGATGGAATTGACTGACTGGTAAACGAGAATAATCAAGAACTGCTTCCACTCTACCACCAACCTCTTCGAACCGCGCATTCTTGAGAATTTCTGGCTTATGGCAACAAAAAGAG